AGGAAGATCACCACCAACAATCGCAACCGCTTGTCCCGCTTGTGTATTATCTACAACAAGTGCGAGATTAGCAGCGTTGACTGCATTAGCAACACTAGCTCCTTCAGCATATCCCCTAACTACGACTGTGACTTTATCCTCAGCAGCAGCGGGAAAACCATTCTGGGCTGCAATGCAGACCCCAATGACTGATGGGTTTCCATTAGCAACAGCAGCAGCTTCAATACAGTAAAGTACCCTAGCCGATGCAGTCTTAGACGTATCAAAAGCAACCCAATCACCTTGTGCAATTGCTCCACCAGCGATGAACGTTTTCTTTACAGAACGATCCAATGCTGTTGGAATATCAACTGCGGCTCCAGTGACAGGATTGATCCCCGTCTTTTCATTATATTGTAATCCGTTATAGCTCATTAGTATGTATCTCCATTGAAAAGAACACCTTGTGATCCAAGATGATCGGCAATTAGCTGGCCTTTCCAGTACAGCGTAGCAGCCCTAGCAGTAGTTCCAGAGATGTGTTCAAAGTCACTAACAGCGAAATCAGCATCAGGATGCATAATCAATTTGATTGTATCAAAATTGAGGAAGTACATCGTGTAGACGTTACCACCACCACCATTGAGGGGCATAGCAATATCCGCCTCAACAGGAGATCCTGCAAACATCAAGCTCATTCTTCCACCGTCAAGTGTCTTCTCGTCAATGTATCTTTCATTCTGAAACAATGCTCTTTTATAATTAGCAAAGCCTGCCTCAGAAGCGAGGATAACATCTGTCTGTCCCATAGGTGCACGTTGGTTCATTTGCGACCATAGTTCGCTCATAACCCTGATACCATTAGTACCAAATGCACCACCACCAGTTCCCGCACGGTTATACCAACCTTGAACATTCAAAGTGTTCTTAGCTAATCCACCAACGGATCTAGTCTGTGTACCCGGAGCAGGTGCGCCTTCTTCAATAAATCCTTCAAAGGATGCGACACCAGCACCAAAGCCATTCAGACTATTTAGTGTAGTAAGTGTAGTTGAAGTTCCTGCAAGGATCTGCTTATTGATTTCTCGTCTAAGCATACCCATAACCGATCTCATTCGTGCCTCAACAATTTTCACGATTGCTTTTTCAGACTGGTTTTCAAGTTCTTCTTTTTTTGTAATAACGATTGGAGCAGCGAAATCTGCCCATTGATAAATCGCTGGTTGTAAAACATCATTTACAGCTAAGCTGACTGGCTCATATCCAGTAGGTAACGAAGTGATAGTACTGTGTTCGGCAACAGATAAAGGTCTTTGGATTTTGATTCCGCCATCCTCAAATTCAATTCCGCCCGCTCTCTTACAGTGGTCTAAGAACGCTACTTTTTGGAAAAGTTCGTCAACCTCACCATCTCTGATGCTAAACAAAGTTGAGGATAATAGTTCATTGCTTATAGCCATTAGTATTTATTCCTTTTGTTTTTGAAAAGCCCCGAAGGGGTAAAGTTTGTTTGTTTATCTGCTACTTCAAATTGTCCAGTGTCTGGGTATGTAGTCTCAGTTCTTCCCCAGTTTATATAAAGGTTGTAGCTTTCGCTGTCTTTATACTTGGCGGGAAAAGTTGCCCTGTCTAATAATGTATAATTTGTAAAATTTTGTTGTTCTAAAGAACCCGCTAATGCAGTTATTATATCAAGTTTTTTCATATTGTTACTTTGTTCCATTAGCTTTATGCCATTGGTAAGCATCCCAAGCTGACCTGAATTTAGGAACCTTAGTAGCCCTAATGTTAGAACCCGGTTGTACCTTAGACCACGATATCTGCTTTGCTTCTTTCTTTCTAGCAGTTTCATTTTCTAACGTTGCTAACCTTGTCCTATCAGTCTTTGCCTTGGTAATGTAATATGCATCCTCTAATTTTAGTTCAGGTCTTTCTCTTAGTAGTCCAGCAATCTCAGTCTTATAGTCCAACATATCTGGATGATCTGTCTTGAACCTATCCATCTGTGATTGTCTCTGTGTAACATACAGTTCTTCCTGCATTGGTTCAATCATCTGTTGGAACAACTTAGCAGCTTCCTGCTTTATTTTATTATTCATTCCATCATCACTAAAAACATCGTGCGGTACTTCTGGTTCTGCTGCTAGTTGCTTTACATTATCAGCAAACTTACCTGAATACAAAGCTTTCTTCTCTAGTGCTAATGCTTGTTGTTGTCTCAATAAATCTTTTCTAATCTCAGAAACTTCTTGTGTTTTCCTAGTAGTCATCGCTCTAAGATTAGCAATTAGTTTTCTACCATTCTCAGGCAGATGCTTCAAGATCTCCTGATAGTCTGGTAGATCCTTATGTGTATTGCTCATAATAGCATCTTCAGAAAAATCTGCTTTCAACAAATCCTCTAGATTGAAGCTATCTAAGAACTTCTGTTCTATATCCGTAGGAACGTCAGGTTGCCCTTCTAAGGGACTTTCCTCTGTACCCTTATTATCCACATTGGTTTGTTCCTCGGATGCCTCTACTGTTACTTCAGGGGCGTCTGAGGTATTGTCTTGTACGACAGTCTCATTAGCTTCGCTCATATTATAATCTCTCCATAAATAGTTCGTCTATACTTGCATCACTACCTTCTGGTAATGGTGTCCTCTCTTCATCAATAAGTTGTGTAGGTTCTTCCAATGGAGCTTCCTCAATAGGAACTTCCTCTGGTTGTTCTAAAAACTTTTTGAATTTTTTATCTTTAGCTATAGCACCTAACTTACCAGCCAGTAACTGAACAGATTTATCATCTGTAATTTCTTCTAAGATAAATGATTTCTCTTCATCTAAGATGTCTGTAGCAATAGCATCATCAATACTTTGTTTGAACATAACCAACAGTCTAGTAAATTCTGTAGGAAATTCTTGGATATCCTCTTGGAATTCTGGATAGTCAGCATTCAGTCCATACAATGGTTGAAGCTGTCTAGTCTGCTTTACCAAAGTATTCAATGTCTTCTTAGAAAAATTTCCTTGTGGAGAAAATTCCCCTACCATACCATCTTCTTCTACTGCAATTGCTTCTTGCCCTTGTAGTACTAAAGGATCCACGTCTGTAGGTGGTCCGATTTCAATTTCAATTCCTTGTGCCATTATATTGTAGCCTCCTGTTTATTAGCTTCTTTTAGCATCTCTTGTGCTGGTAATGTTTCTGTAATTGCTTTTATCTTACCTTGAACATCGTTTCCGTATTTAGAAAGTTTTTCTTTGTAAGTAGTTATATTCTTTGTAATCTTATCTTCTGCTACCTTTTCCGCTTCCAGCTTATCAGCTATGTAATGCTGAGGAAGATCAGATGCAGGTACCTTTCCCATAGATGCCATTATCTTTTCTTCTTCCCTTCTATTAGTAACATACCTGCCTAGTCCCGGTGAGAACATACCATTCACACCATAGCGTCCAGTCTCGTCTCCCCATCTTGAAGGTGTCTTTGCAAATGTCCCTAAACATTTCTGTAAGTCACCACCACATTCACATACATTTTCGTAAACGAAGTATTCACCTTCTTCAAAGGATTGTAATTCCTCTAACATCCCATTACAAGACGTACACTTATATTCATATAACGGCACTAACTAAAATCTCCCGGCATTGGGAACTTTAGTCCTCGTCCCGCACCAAATTGTTTTGCCATCTCTTCTTCAGGACTAGGCGGCATATTCTCAAATGGTGCACCATCCTCTCTAGCTAAAGGAGGACGACCCACTGCTCTAGGTCCAAGTTCCTGTTGTACCTCTTCAGTTTCGGAGAAGGCTCTCGGAAGATCATACAAACGAATTATCTCATCTCTAATTTTCCAAGGCTCAACCCCTAACTGTGTAAGAACTGGAACTAACTGTAACAACTGTTGTCTTCGTACACCTTCTGCAATTGGTGTTGAAGCCTGATCTAACGCAACGTACTTGAACTTACCTTCTAACTTATCAGGTGTAACCATAGTAGGCACACCCTCTAATATTATAGTTTCCTTCTGTCCTTCATCTGCGATAAGGGACACAATCCTAACATATTTGTATGCTACTTGTTCAATCATTTGATCACGCTCTCTAGCTAGTCGTCCGATTTCTGAAGCAGTATACTGTGCCAAAGCTGCTACTTCTGTAGCTGATGCCTTAGTCGTTTCACCTCTACTAAAGGGAGCCATAACACTTCCCTTAGCTAGGTCCTGATCTATCTGTTGTAGATACAAAGAATGATTTGAAGATATAGGGACAGATGGTACAACACTTATAACACCGGCAAGAGATTCGGCATCAACAGGAATCATCGCACCATCTATCCCAGCAGTTATCTTAGCTAACGCTTCTTCGTCAATTGCTCCTTCTCGTACTAGGAACTGTCTTGTATCTCTGCGAACAGCGTTTGCCCAGAAACTACGGAGAATATTTTTCTCATATATCTGATCATATATTCTCTTCATAGCACTGATTCCGTCCATTGGTTGATCAGGAACCCTGCTATAGTATAATGGTATGATAGGACTGATAAGCGTACCATCATTCGCTTCCAGTGGGATATCGTCTTCGCTTAGTATCCCTTCTCCATTCTTCCAGTTCGGTGTCCAGAAATATAACTTACCATTGATGAAGTCATATATCTCTACAATCTTACAGTATAAGAACTGATTAGGCAATGCTGTTTCCTCAGCACCATTATAAGGATCCCTTCCTCTGTTCTCACCCTTCTTGAAATAATCTTCTTTCTTGACAGGATTCCATTTCTTCCTACCAAATCTTTCATTCATAGATGCTACGGTTTCAAAATAGATATGACCAACATATCTCATTTCGTCCCACACGTTTGCATCTCTGTCTACAATAATATCCCAAGGACTACAGGCTTTTATTCCTACCCTATCCAGTATATTCGTAGCATCCCTCGGATACAACTTTATAAACGAACTAGGATATATCAAAGCTAATCTACTAGCTAATTCTAACTGGTTCTTCTGTGCGAATAGAAATCTATTAGACACCTCCTTCACCAGCTTCTTATTTCCTTTCCCTTGGATATCACCACCTACTTCAATAGCTGGAGACTTAGAAAATAAACTTGCAATGTATCCTTCTATATAAGCATAGGCATCTGAAGTCTCTACCCTTAGCTGTGCCGATGCATCAAACGCTGCACGTTCCTTATAGAATTCAGTCATATACGCAGCTTTATACTTACGCATATCGGACTGTCGCTCATCCCACACACTATCGTGCTGTGATAATATAGTCCTAATGAAACTTACTTTCTCTTGATTAGTGATCTCTGCCATAAATGATTCCTTGTATAAATACCTTTTGTAAAATTAGTAACGTTTTTCTTTCATACCAGCAGCATCATCTAGTATTCTCTGTACCCTTCTTTGCTTTACCCAATCAGGAAGGAATGCAGACTTATTCAAATAAACTTGTTTCAGACACTGACAAGCTAATGCTAATGCTATCACAGTATCTCCGTGATGATCCATACTATCAGGTACTTTAGGAGCCAGTCCTCTAGTACACATCTGATAGGATCTCATCTCAGTATATGTTATACTATCTAAATTAGTAATGACACCCTCATTGAATAGTGCCTTTAGTTCTTCAAACATTGATATCTTAGATTTCGTTGTTGTTATCCAATCTTTATCCTTATCAGACTTCCAAAGATTATAATATCCTAAGTGTCTCAGTTCATTTAGTACAGGAAGTCCCCAGTTATTTTCTTCAACCAGTACTTTGCATTCATTGTATTTAGTTGCCAAATAGACTATCTTCTCAGCTAGTTGTACTGGGGTGGTAGTGTTAGACCTAAACATAGCTACAGGTTGAAATGATTGCTTATCCATAACAGTTATCACACTGTAATCACCACCTCTACCAGAGGCAACGTCAACCCCCATAGCATAAGCTAGATTAGGATCTCTCTCAGTAAATATATATTCTTTATTATTCTCAGCCTCTACGTTCAGTATCTCAACAAACCTAAGGTCCTCATCTCCGAAGTATGCATTACCACTTTGAGCAAACGCTTCCTCTACCGACAAAGGATATTCTCTTTGAAATTTATTAGCACCCATACGATGTATCATACAGGCTCTCCAATACATCTGATGGTTATCTAACATATTCGTTCTCTGATACTGACTGTCATCAGATATCCACCCAGTTGGATAGTCGTCTCTATAAGAAGGATGATTCTTCCAAGGGAAAAATTTATATTCCCAGTCCCCTTCACCTCTCTTAGACTTTATTATTTCCTGATGCAAAGCATCTCCATAATGATTTGCTGTAGATTCTATAATCAATTGATTACCATTCAATGCACCAATAGCCGTAGCTTTCAATTCTTCAGGATGAGGTGCAAACGCATATTCGGATATGTGTAGGAAATTACAAGTAAAACTTCTTAGTCCACCCTTACCTTCAGCAGACACACACATTATCTTTGCACCCGTATCTGCGAATACCATCTCTGTAGTATTTTCTGTAGATAATTCTCTGCGTAACATTTTCGGTAATGTATTGTAGAACATCTTGTATATACCCAGAATATGCTTAGCTGAGGATAACTTATGAGATAATATAACTGCTGTGATAGGTTCCTTGCTAGTAAACCATTTATAGAATAGGTAAGCGGAACAGAGCGTAGTTGCACCGATCTGTCTAGGCTTGAGAAATAAAGTATCTTTCCCAGTCTCTAGTGCCTCATACATCAACATCTGTTCGGCTGTAGGCTGTAATGAACACAGCTTTCCTTTCTTATCAATAATCTTCAATCTACTGATAAACAGGAGAGGATCCGCTAATACCTTTTCCAGTGATACGTTCACTGACAGTAACCCAAAAAATAGGGGAAAAATATTTTGGCACCATTATTATATAGATAAAAATCTATATAATAAGACATACCCTTACAACTACTAAATAATATAATATTATTATTATTATAGGGGGGGGGAGATATCTTATTCTTTTTTCTAATCATATATCTCTCTCTCTTCTATCTCTTCTACCCTAAACAAATTACTTATCAATATTATTCCCCTTCAAACTATCAACAAAGCCATCACAATATTCCTTCAACTTCCCCTTATCTATATCAACATCCAAATAATCATTATCATATCTTACCTTCACCTTCACACTAACATCATTCTTCCTATACTGATTCCTCTTCTTATCTCTAACTACCTTCACTTCTATATCTAATTCACCTAATATAAATCTAAACATCTTACCTCTCTTGCTCTCATCTATACAACCATTTTCAGCTACGCTGAAAATGGTTTATTGTTCCTTCACTTCACTATCGTCAACCAATCCTTCATATCATATTCTTCCTGCTTCATCTGCTCATCCACATTCTTATCCAATCTCCTCC